ATTATACAAAAAGTGAATTACTTGAATTTTTAGAGGTGGTAAAAAATAACTATTCTTTAGAGTTATACTGCACTTTTAGGGTTTTAGCTTTCACTGGTGTTAGATGTGGTGAGTTATGTGCTTTAACGTGGAAAGACTTTGATTTAAAAAATAAAACTCTATCAGTAAATAAAAATCTAACTTATGTAAAAGGTGGTTATACTGTATCTGAAACTAAAACAAAATCAAGTAATAGAATTATCTACCTTGATAATGAAACAGTAGAGGTACTTAAACAATTCAGAAAACAAAGGTCTTTTGTTCCTTTAGATACTTCTGTTTTTAATAAAAAGCCTGAATTACTTAAATACTATTTAAACGGTATTTGTGCTAAGAAACCTAATCTAAAAAGAATTACATTACATGGTTTCCGCCATACTCACGCTACTTTATTATATGAAAGTGGTATTGATGTTAAAGATATTTCAAATAGATTAGGACACTCAAATATTAAAACAACATTAGATATATATACACATCTTACAGAAGATAAAAAGAAAGATGTTACAGATAAATTCAGTAAATTTATGAGTATGTAAGGATAACGGAAAGCCAACGGAAAGTAAAATAAATAGAGCCTTATATATCAAGGCTCTATACATATATTTTTATTTTATATACTTATAGGCGTTATTTAAAATACTATTTCTATACTTTCCAAAACGTTGATATTATTATATTTTGTTTTTTTACTCTTTTCTAGTTATAACCAAAATATGCTAACTTTTCGGAAAGTCAACGGAAACTATACAGCAATTTTAGTACCAGTGGTTTTATAAGTTAATAAGGTATGTGTATTTTTTGCACTAACCACTTTTAAGGACGTTTTTTTAACCGTCTTTTTTTAGGGGTTGGAAATGTTGGTATGTTGTTTTTTAGGGTCTCTAAAATCTCCATATTGTTATGATTATTTAAAATATACACACTATATTTTACGTTCTAAGCGTTCTGATTATACTTTCCCTTGTGATTATACCCCTTGACTTCTTACAAGGCAAATAAACGCTTATATATGTTTACTGCATTAAGAAGCGGTATTCATGGTATTACTTTATAGGTTATAAATTTCAAGTTTTTTCAAGTTTTGTATGTTATTTCATCTTTTAAAAATAAATGTAGTAATTTGTAGTATCTTCTTATCACTAACTATTCAAATAAATTGTACAGTTGCTTTCCTATCACTCTATTTTATTCTTATACAGAAGCGGTACAGTAGTTTTTGGTTTTACTTTCCTATACAGCTAATTTCTTCTTATCAAAAACTAGCACAATGATTTAACTAAAGATAATGCTGTTAACTATATATATTCTTCTCTCAAACCGTTACAACAAATTAGCTTCATTAATTCTTATTCCTGTTTTTTATTCTTGTTAAAATCTTCTGCAATGATTTCCGTTTAAATATTCTTATCTACGTTATTTTTTCTTATTAAAAATTGTCACAACGATTTCACTTATACGCTTCTTATCATCTCATTTTATTCTTATCACAATTTGTTACAACGATTATTAAACTAAACTTCTTATCATTAAATAATTTTCTTATCAAAAACTATAGCAACAATTAAGCGTTATGTTTTCTTAAACGTAACTTCTTATCCTATTAAAATCTTTCAGAACAGTTTTATAATTTACATTCTTATCTATATTATATTTTCTTGTTAAAATTCATTACAACAGTTCTTTTATTATTATTCCTACCGCTTCTAATTCTTCCTATCACAAAGCATTGAAACAATTTAGCTATTATACTTCTTATCACTTATTATTATTCTTATTAAAATCTTTAATAACTGTTTAGGGTTATTGCCTCTTATCATGTTTCTTTATTCCTATAACGTACCTATATATAAATTAATCTGAGGTTTTCTGAGGTTTTTAATGCTATATAGGTTTTTATGCCACTAAATGCCACTAATTTATATATATTTTTCAATGTAGTATTTTGTAGTAATTATATATAGGTTTTATACTCACATTTTCCAACATTTTTACTTATACAGAATTTTATTCCAACATTTTCCAACAATTTTACTTTCGCACGAAAAAATATGTACAGTGACGGCGTGAAGTCCGAACAACACAGTAGAGAGGTACTATCCCCCCTTTTTAAAACTTCTTTTTGCTCTATATGTTTTTTTATCTAAGGTTTTCTAAGGTTTTTGAAAACTCCTTTAAGACTGCCGAAACTGCCGATTTTAAAGATATATAGATTTTATGCCTACATTTGCCAACATTTCTATATATGTTTTCCTCTTAGGATTTCTTAGTAATTTTAATATCATATATGTTTTTATACCAACATTTACCAACATTTATAGGTTTTATTTGACAAGTTTTGACAAGTTGGTATATCTATATATAGAGTTTTATTCCCGTATTTTCCAGTATTTTACACTATACCTTATAGAATTTTATGTAACTAAAAGCTACTAGCTCAACATTCTCTATATAGGTTATTTTTCCGATATTTTCCAACATTTTATGTAAAAAAACGTTATTTTTACCTCTAAAAATGGTAGTTTTTGTTAGTAAAAAGTAGTTTTTTCTTACTGCTGTTTTAAAGCCGTTTAACGTGTTTCAACTCAATTTAGTGTAATTATAATAATCTATTTCCATACAGAAGCGGTCTAATAACTGCATATTACCGCTTCTAAGGGAAAAGAAATAGTCACTGTTCATTATTACTGTTTTTCCTCTATATACATTTTAAACCTTAGCATTTCTTAGCATTCTACCTTAATAATTTATACCTTTTACCGCTTCTAAAAATAGTGTATTTTATGAATTTTTTCACGCTTCGTTCACGCTTCAATATGATTTTATTTAAAAAAAGACACCTATTAATAGATGTCTTGGTTGTATATATCAAGTTTTGTTCTTTGTTCATTCATTGTTCAATAGGGTTATATATCCAGTTCTTCTAAGTACTCATTATGTAACTTCATACAGTAACGTTCACTTTTTAAACCTACCATTCTTGCTACCTTTTGCCATTCTTCTAACATATAGTATCGCCACCAAAATATATACCTTATTCGTATATCTTCTATTTGGTCTATAACGCTTGATAGGTATTCTCTTTCTTTCTCTATTGCTATTTTGAGTTTACTTATCTTATTTTCAGTATCTTGTATTTTAGCTAATAGATTAGTCCCGGTAAAATCATAGTTAGTTCTACTGCATGTTATTTTTACTTTTGTATAGTCCATGGTCTGAACATGTGATTTACTATGTTGTTTTTCTTGCAACTCTTCTACTAAGTCGTATAATCTATATAACTGTTCTGTTAAGGCTCTATACCTATTTAATTTTTGCTTTTTATCATTGTTCAATCTTTGTTCAACTCTTGGCGGGGTCTTAACTTTTATATATCCTTTATCAGATAGTAGATTGAACAACTTCACTTTATGTTCATCAATAATCTTATTTTCTTCATCAGTTGCCTTACGTGAAAAATTAAAGTATACAGCTATCAATAATTCACGTTCTAAGCTGTCTATTTTGTTTAGGTAGGTTTCTATAGCTACCGCTTCTTTAGAGGTCGTATCGTCCACATAACGCTCTATTATAAGGTCTAGTTTAGATAGTTCTTCTCTTGATAACTGCATATTGTTTTTTACTCCTTAATTAGTTTAGCTATGTGTAAGTAAGCTAAGGTAGGATATTTTGAAGAAAGCTCATTATCTTTAAAATACTCTATGTTTAATAAAAATTCATCTTCTTGTAATTCTTCATTGATGTATTTGTTAATATTAAAATTTATGGGGTTTAATGTGTTTCTTGATACTTCTTCTACTCTAGTTATTTTATACATTGTTTTAACTCCTTTAATTAAATTCTACTGGCAACCATTGTTCATACGGTTTATAACGTTTATATACTGGTAGTAATAATATTTTGTTACGTTTATAATATAAAATCTCATCAGTTGGCTTCATGTCTATTAATTCACTTTCTAGCAATTCTTGAATTATATCGCTTGCGGTTTCGTTCCAGTTATCCCAGATTATTATGTTTTCATTATATCCACATATCGTATAATTACCGTTATAGTTAAAGCCAATTTCATTAAAATAGTTTTCTATATCTACTAATGTAATGTTTTTCTTACGCTTAATTAATTTCACTAAGTCTAACTTTATTTTATCTATGTTCATTTTCTAACCTCCTAATTTAGATTTTTTGGTCGCTTGCTTTTATTTATTTAGTTCTTTTCAAATTTATTGCCGTAAACTGAAAAGATATATTGTGTATACCATACATTTTTCTTTTTTTTGGTCGGTGAATTTAGGTTTTTGTTATCTTAATTTTAATTTGTTATCTTAATATATTCTAATTTTTCGATAAAATAACAACAAAAACTGCATAATGGTGGGGTTGGTTAAAATCCGTTATGTTGTTACGTTATTTTCGCTAATTTTTCTTTTATATATGTGTATATATAGATTAATTATTATTATTAATATTTTTTATAAAAAATTTAATAAAATAAAATAACAACATAACAAGGTATTATAAACCGTTGGTATAATAAACTTTTGCTGTTATATTAATAGAAAAAATAACATAACACAAGATAACATAAGATAACAAAGTTATTGTTGTTCATTTACTACTTGCTTAATAGCTCTTTGAACATGTCCCTCTAACGGTTGAATATTTCTACCATAAATATTTAATTCATCTGTATTTTCTTTTGTGAACCTATGATTTTTTAATTCATACGAGTAATTACTATTTTTTAAACTGTCGTTTAAATGTTTAGTGAATACATTACCTATCCTTTTTCTTGTATTATATCCATTCTCATAACAAAAGTTTTCATAATCATCAGTTAAATAGCGAACAGGAAAACAACTCACATGATGATAGCCTTTATCTTTAAAATAAAGCATAAAACTAAATACACTATCATTTTCTTGTTTGTAATTAAGTAACTGCTTTTGAACCGCTTCAGATACTATAAATTTATCAAAATCAAGATGCAAAGCTGTATATAAGATATATTCCAGTATTATTTTATTGTTTAACTTTTCATCTTTGATACTTTCGTCTTTTACGCCCTCAAAATTTGCATTAAATGGAATTATCAGCAACCTGTTTAGTACTGCATCTGATTTATCCTTGATAGGTGGTATTTCATTAGAATTAAACATTAATAACGTTTTAAAATCATAGTTTCTTACGTCTTTGTTTTTACGTTCATAGTTAACACTTTCACCACTTGAAATACTTTTTAATTTATCCATTTCATCTAGTGGCTTTGTACCTACCTCATCACCATAATTACATATTTTGCCCTCGAGGGAAGCCAAACCAAAACGGCTTTGTAATTCATGTGGTGTTGATACTGAAATGTTAGTATCTCCCATTAAATTAATCAACATTTGTCTAAAGGTACTTTTTCCGTTTGTTCCATTACCTAACATTATAGCTATTTTTCTTCTAACTTTATTTGGGTTTACCGCTTCATTGATTAATTGCCATAGTAACGTAACTATTTCATCATCATTACACGCTATCGACTTCAACCACTCATCAAAATTAAAATAGGTATTTTTAATAAGTTCATAGTTAGTTAAAGCGTGTATATTATAATTAGTATCTACTTTAGCTGTAATGAAGTGTTTAGGGTCGAACGGCTCTAATTCTTTAGTTTTAGCATTAAATAAGCCGTTACCAACTGCAATTAGATAATCTAACCGCGGTGGCTTTCTAAACCTTGTATTTGCTCGTAAGTCTTCTGTAACGTCCTTTAATTTAGTTAACTTATACCTTATTTCTATTTTCTTAATGCAAGTCTTTATATAATCATCATTTGCTGTATATATACCTTTTGAAAAATCATAGAAAAATAATAATGCTGTATCTTCATTCGAGCCAGTTTTTATAATAGGTATATGAGCAAATAAGAATTTAGCTATTATATAAAATGGTACTTGTGGAATAGTAACCTTTCCTGTTTTTTCGTTAACAGTGGTGTTTTCTATTCTCCATTGTTCGCCTGCGGTGTATAACCTCCAGTGAAGCTCTCTAGTGCTTAAAATAGGTTTATTTAGCTTATATCGTACTAAATATGAAAAGTTTTTGTCTTTCTTATTCCCTACTATTTCAAACCTTTTTAACATTGAATAACTTTTCTCATTATTGAAATAATTAGGGTTATTTTCCCAACTCTTGATAGCGTGGTTTATTTTTTCTTGGTTCTCTTGGCGGTATTTTTCGGGGTTTTTTCCTATGTCTGCTAATAAGTCAGAACACTCACAAGCAACATCATAGCTTATTATGTTGAAACAAAAATCATAGGTTATTGATAACAATATCCCTAAGGCTCTATCATATTCTTTACTATCTCCAGTGTTGATATTTTCGATATCTAACTCTAAATACCTTTTAAACATCTCTGTATAGTCTTCATCAGTTAATAAGGCGTTAGTATCAGAAGCGGTATAATTAGTAATAACTTTCTTTTCTTCTTTAACCGCTTCTTGTACTGGATAAGGTAAGCCGTCTAGGTGTTTAATGAATATATGCTTATTACCTTTTTTTACAATAGGTAAACCACTAAGTTGAGACCACGTATAACTTTTAGTATCATAATTTACACCTACTAGAGCCATAACATGCTGTATCGTTGGTTTATATTCATCTTGTAGTATTATCATATTAGGTTCTAATACAAGCCTTAAACGTGGGTTACTCTCTTCATGTTTAAATGTTGAATATAATACATATTTATACTCTTTCAAGCTTTCCTGTATAGTATTTAGTACTTCTGTTGTATTCATCTTTGTATCTTCAATATCGATACATATCAAATCACGACTTAATAAACTAGCGTCGTTTCTATGATATTCTCCGTTAGTAGCTTCTGTAAACTCTCCACTTATGAAATAATAAGCCTTTGTTAGTTTATAATCTTCTGTATATAGATACTCTTCAACCTCAAAAACTGGGGTATTTACTAACATTTCTAATGGTGTTAAATTGTTAGGGTTTGGAACTTTTTTTCCTTTAGATGTACGTACACCTTTTTCTTTATATATCATTTTACATCACCTCTTTTACATTTCAATACGTAAAGTATTTTCATCTTTACTATATGTATCTTTTAGCTTTTCTAGTACTTTAACCGTTATTTCTAAAGTACTTTTAATTTGCATTTTTAAAATTTGTAAGTCAGTAGGTTTTTCTGTAATTTTCCCAACGTCCAACATTTCAATATATCCTGTTAAGCCTTTTATTTCTCTATCAATGATTTTATTTCTAAAGGTTTCACTATCTTTAATTTTTTGATACTCTGTAACCATATCTTTAAAGGTTGGTGCTATTGTGAAATATGTTCCAACAAACGTTAGCAATAATTCATTATCTCGCTGTAAGGTTTCTAAGCTATCTGTATTGTTATTACCTTGATGTGGTTTTAAAGATACAGAACTATTACTCTTATCAATTATCTTACTTGCTATCTTCTCTAATAACTCTAAACCGTTATAAACCATTTCTTCAGTTGTTCCGTCTTTAATTACTTTTATTTCCATTCTTATTATCTCCATTCTATTTTATTTTTTGTAATGCTTCTTTCACTTCTTCTAGAGCGTCATATATTAAATAACCTAACTCGTTTGATGAATGAATAGCAAAGTCTTCTGTTAATAAGTGTAAATTTTTACCGTTTCGCACCTTATCCCAATATTTCAACAATTCTTCTTCCGTTATTTTTAAGGTTTTAAACTCATCTGTTGAGAGTGTTTGAATTGTTGTGCAATGCGTAGCTAATATTTGCAGTGAAACGTGTAAGCTTGCTAACCTTTGTCCTATTTCCTCTATACTTTTTATGATTTCTGATTTATCCATTCTTATTATCTCCATTCTATTTTTATTTTAAGAAGCGGTACTATAACCGCCTTTATTAATTTATAAAACTACTGGTACTGTATTTTTATTATCTTGTTTTCAAAGTGTTTAGTATTTCGTTAACATCTTCAATATCAAATAGATGTTTATTACCTAATACTGCATATCGTAAACCGTGTTGTTTTAATATCTCCATACTTGCTTTTCCTATTCCTAAGAATTTTTGTAATTCAACTCTTGTTAAATACCTTTTGTATGGCTCTATCTGTTCAATACGGTTTTTAATAACTTCATCAATTAAAATGTTTAATTGTTCTTTTATCTTTTGGCTTTGTGCTTCTGACAGAACTACTTCCATAACTTCCACGCCCCTTTAATAAATGCTATCCATTAGTCTGGCCACAAAATATATAAATGCTGTTATGATTGGTATAAATACCACTGCACAACAAAAAGTATTAATGTATAATTCTTTGTTTTCCATTGTCTTAACCTCTCTTGAGTTTTTCATCTAGTATTGTCAAAGCTAGCTTTGTAGTTGCTCGTTTACGTTTTGGGTTCTTGTGTTGTTTTGCTATCTCCAGTAAATGGTCGACTGTTTTTTTAATGATATGATTTTCTTTATCTATTAAGTCGTTATTTTCATCAATTGAATTATTAATATTATAATTTAAGATAATATCATCAAGTTTAGCTATATTTTCATGTGATGGGGTCTTTTCTCCTTTTTCCCAACGTGCTATAGTGCTTTGATTTACGTTCATCAAGTCAGCTAACTCATATTGACTTAAATTGTATTTCTCTCTAAAATTCTTAATGTAATTACTTTTAAAATTCATTTCTAGCATTCTTTTATACCTCTTTTTCCTTTAATTTATAATACTCAACTGCATGTTGATTATTTTCGTACTTATATTCACGTTGCCTTAATTCAATAGCTTTTAGCTTATCCCTTGTACTGGTAGCATTATTAAATATTAGCTTATCTAACTCATCAATGATTTTTAGATGTAAAAATATAGCGTTACGCTCCATTTCTTCAGTAAGCTGTTTAGTATTTATCTTGTTTAAAAACTTCTTATCTATGATTTCAATGTTAATAATATCTTGCCCAACTCTTTCGTAATTGATTTTATTAGTGCGTTTAAACTTCAACATCTTTCTATTAATGCTGTACCAGTCTTCAAACTCAATGTTTAATACCTCCAGTATTTCTCGTATAGAAGCGGTGGGGTTATCCTTTAACACGCTGTATATTTTTTCTAAAGTTAAATGGTTTTTCTTGTTTTCCATGTTATAAAGTCCTTTCTTGTGTTATAATGAAAGAAAGTATTTTTGTTAAATACTTGTCTTTAAACCTTTTAAGTAGTAGTTGGTAGCTAGGAACTTGAAAGGTTTTTTTGTTTTTCTAAAGTTCACTTTTCTGAACATAAACATTAAAAAAATATTCTTGTACTTTTTCTAGTGGGATTTCTAGTAATTCACAAGCCTTTAACATCTCGCTATCAGAAAAATTACTTTTATTGTTCAATCTTTCCGACAATGCGGTTCTACTTATCCCTAATTCTCTTGAAAAGATAGTTAAAGTGCTATACTTTTCTTTAATCTTCCCTCTTAATTTAGCATAATTAAAAATGGTTTTTGTCATTCTTTTATTTCCTTTCGCTTTATTTTAAGTTCACTTTTCTGAACCTCACAAGATTTAGTTTAACATTGTTCTTTTTTGTTGTCAATACTTTAGTTCAGAAAAATAAACAAAATGTATTTTATTTCTTTCAAATTGTTGTTTTTTCTGAACATTAATGATATTATATTATTAAGATTAAAACATTTAGAGGTAAATAAAATGGAAACTTTTGCGGTTAGATTAAAAAAATTATTAAAAGAAAAAAAGATTTCTCAATCTGAATTATCAAAAAGAACACATATCGGAAAATCTTCTATAAGTACATATTTAAAAGGTGGTTATATTCCTAAACAGGATAAAATATACTTAATAGCAAAAGTGCTTGATGTATCGGAAAGCTATTTAATGGGGTGGACTGATGAAAAAGAACGAAAACAAACGCCCCCACCGTCTTTTAATTTATCAGATATTAAACCAATAGTAAAAACTGTAAAAATTCCCTTAATAGGTGTGATATGTGCTGGTAATGGGATATATGCTGATGAAAATCTTGAAAGAATGATAGTAGTCGATAGCAACACTATAACGGCAGATTATGCTTTAACCGTTAAGGGTGATAGTATGATTGATGAAAATATCCTTAATGGTGATATAGCTTTCTTTGAAAAAACTTTTAACTTTGAAAGTGGGAAAATATACGCTTGTATAGTTAACGGAGAAAACACTGGAGCAATTAAAAAAGTACATCAACAAGGTAATAAAATCATTCTAGAAAGTGCAAATAAAGACTATACACCGCAAATATATGATATAGATGATGTTCATATAGTCGGAAAGTATAAAGGCTTATTACGTACAGAATAAACAACACTATAAGTAACTATCAACTAATAGTTAACAGTTCAAAATGGAAAATTACACTATTTTTTCCAATAAGAGTGAAGATATTTAGTTCAAAATGGAAAATTACACTATTTTTTCCACTTTGCTTACTGGTTATCAACTAATAGTTACCTACCACTCAAGAAGCGGTATACTGCATTGTTTTATAGGGATATTTAACAACTTAATAAAATATAAAAACTTGATAGTAAATATTTGATAATTATTTAAAATAATACTAAGATGTACATAAGAGATAAGCATATAGGTAGCCTACTTTTAACATGAAAAGGGGTTCTATGTGTGCAATACACCGTGTATATTTTAGATATATGCGGTGTTTTTGTTTTATTAGGGATAGAAAAAAGCACCAGTATATATTACCAGTGCTTTTAAGATTTAATAAAAATGAAAATTATATAAAATGATTTATTACATAGTTTCTATATTAAAGAATATAATAGTATTATACCATACAAATACTGTTATATCAAGGTTTCCGCTTCTTACTTAAAATTAAAAGCCATTTAAACCGCTTCTAAGCGTTCTAATTATTAAAAGGTGTAATTACATTACCTAACCTTTAAAAGTCTTACCACGTCCATTATATGAGGTGATTTTTACCTAATCATTTATTAATTTATAAAACTACTGGTACTAGTGAAAGGATTGATAAAAATGATTAAAGAATATATAGACAAAGACAATAAGAAGTATTATGAGGTGAAAAATCATTATATTGGTAAAGATGTTTTTACCGGGAAAGAAAAAAGGATATCAAAGAAAGGTTTCAGAACAAAAAGAGAAGCGGAAAACTACTGCATTAAGTTAAAAAGTGAGTTTTTAGAGGTTGGCTTTAAGTCTAATCAAGATTACACATTTCAAGATGTATATGCTTTATTTGATGAGCAATATAAACGTAAAGTAAAAGATACTACTTACTATAGAAACACATTACATTTTAACAAACATATATTACCATTTTTCGCTAGTATGAAAGTGAAAGATATTAAGTTGGTAGTTTGTCAAAAGTTCATTAATGGATTATCAGAAAATTTTAAAAAAGCAACAGTGAAACACTATAGTATATTAGCTAGTATGATACTAGATTATGCTGTAAAACTAGAAATAATAGCTACTAATTACATGAAATATACTGAAATACCACGTATGAAAGAGGAAACAAAGCAAGACAACTATTATACAAAAAGTGAATTACTTGAATTTTTAGAGGTGGTAAAAAATAACTATTCTTTAGAGTTATACTGCACTTTTAG